GCTTGGATATACAGAGCAGCAGGCGGGTGATTTATCGGTACAGGTTGCCAAACTCGCGGTTGATCTTGGCTCCTTTAACAATATGCCGATGGACGAGGCTCTTGCCCGTCTACGTGGTACGCTTGTCGGTTCGCACGAGAACGCTCTTGCCTTTGGCGTAGTAATCAACGAGGCATCGCTCAAGCAGGAGTTGATGCGAATGGGCGCAGATAAACTGACGGGCGCACAACTAAATCAGGCAAAGGTACAGGCGCGTCTCAACCTGCTTATGGCAGGCACCACCGATGCACAGGGCGATGCTATCCGCACATCGGATTCTTTCGCCAATCAGTTTCAAAGACTGAGAAATGCCACGTATGATCTCGGAGTAACCATTGGTGAACTCCTCCTGCCTTATGCAAGCGAACTGGTGAGTCGGCTTCAGGGAATGGTCGATTTTGTCCAGAACCTAAATCCAGAGACAAAGAAACTCGGCATCATCCTCGCAGGAGTAGCGGCGGCGGCGGGTCCGTTGGTGTTTTCGCTCGGCGGAGTGGCTTCTGGATTCTCCGCTATCATGCGAGCCGTTACGCTGACGATGGGATTGTTTAATCCTTACGTGGCAGGTTTGGCAGCAGTAGCGGCGATATTTGTGGGCTTAACTCGTGGCTCCGACTCTGTACAAGCAGCATTCAAAACGTTTGGAGATCAAATAAAAAACTCGTTTTCTCCTATATGGGAGGGGCTGAAAGAGACTATTGCCGAAACCTATGGAGTGATTGTTGGATGGTGGTCTGCAAATGGAGAAGCGGTAAAAACAACACTCACAGAAACGTTCACAACGCTGATCACAAATGTTGGCACTCTTTTAGGCACACTTGCCGATGTCTTTAGGTTAGCATGGCAGGCTACTGAGGACGTAACCAAGTTGTTTATTGGCGAAAATGGTACACTTGAGACGCTTTTCGTAAGTGGCACCCTTAACCTTGTCAATTCGGTTGGAGCAACTATTGCCCTTCTTGCTGCCACCATTAACACCACTATTGAACAGATAGCAGGCGCTTTGAAGGCAACAACGCTTGCGGCAGGTGGCAAGTTTGATCAGGCATTTCAGGCTTTAAAGGATATACCTAAAAGCAACATCGATGCGATGCTCGCTTTTTTTGCGTCGATGAAAAGCGACATTGATGCAAGCATTGATCCAGACATAGCAAAGGACGCAGCGGAAGCCGTAGTTGGTAAGGATGGGGAGACATTTGCAGATAAGGTTAAAAGGGTTATTGATAGAGCGGTGTCGGGTTTTGACTCGTTTGCAACGGATATTGCAGATCCCTTGCAGAATGATTCGGATTCCGTAAGCAACACAGTAGTGAATACGGCAGAGGACATCGACGGGCTAAAAAACTCGGTTGATGGGTTATTTAAGATTGCGGTTGATCCCAAAACACTCAACGAGGCTGTACGTGCTATTGCGCCATCCGAGGATGAAGTCTCGCGTATGGATTCTTTCCGGCATCACTTTAAAATTTTTACTGAGAACTTATCAGATGCAAAGAGCGATGCTTTTAATGTGGCGCGGTATACGCGAGACGTCCGTGACGCATTGGACACATTGGGTATCGGTGCTGATACACCGTTTGGGCGATTCGTTTCGAACACGGCTAATCTTGCGTTTGATATTGCTACCGTTGTTAATGGGTTTTCGTCTCTGATCGAACTCTTTAAGTTGGAAATATGGGGCAAAACTCTTGACCTGTTTATAAAAATCGGATCATCTATCTGGGATATTGTTTCGGGTCTTTCTGCTCAACAACAGATTCAAAACGTTGGCGCTACAATTGGGGCTATTGGACCGGGAACGATGGGTCCAACCGTAACTGGGGTTCCAGACCTTACGACAGCAGGTGCGGGAGCAGCAGGTGCAGGAGGCGGCGCGGGTATATTGGCGGGTATACCTGCTGCAACCCAACTTGCTCTGGCTTACGTGCTTGGAAATAGCATTTACAGGCTCGCAGGTTTTGGTGGTTCTGAGACTCCGTGGGTTTCGATGGGAATAACTCGCGACGAGTGGATACAGCAGCAAATCGCATCGGGCGGTTACGCTAGAATTGCATCAAACCTGATGGGTGGTGTCGATCTGTCTTGGCTATCTGGGACTGCCGGAGGTGGCAGCATGAATGGAGCGGGTACACCAACATGGTTGTCTGGCTTGCAGGGATATATGGGCACAGGTGGATCGGCTAACACATCCGGCGTGATGGGCAGCATGGGCATGACCACAGGAGGTCAGACTATTAACGTCAACCTTGACGGTCAGACCATCGCCACCGCAACGATGCCTTACTGGTCACAGGAATTGGAGATCTACGGGACCAACCGCTAATGGGAATAGCAATCAAAAACCAAGCGGGTACGGATATTGACTTCGTCAAGGAGTCTTTCCGTTTCGAGGATGCCGTTACACAGCGCGGCACGTTGTCCTTTCAAGAGATAGGCAGCAGCCCGTCATGCACGTGGGGCGAGGATGTAATTGTTTGGGATGATGGCGGTGCACCTTTGGAGTTAGCAGGCGGGGGCAATCTTGAACTGGCAGGCGGCGGCAATCTTGAATTGGCGCAGCAGACTGTCTATTGGGGCGGGACCGTTGAGAGCATTTCAGAAACGGACATCACCGTAGGCGAGACCACGACGATACGCTTTACCTATCGGTGCATTGACTTTTCCGAAATTGCAGGAAGGCAAATTGTAGCAGATGCTACTGCCGCGCAAACTGCCGGAAGTTGGATCTCATCTTCAGTATCTTCGCCCGGTCTTTCTGGCTACGGTATAACCGCCGGGGATATAGATGATGGCGCATATATTGACTATATGCCGTGGAACTACGTGTCCTATGAGTTGATCTTTGACGAGTTGGCAGAAATCAGCGGCTTCTTCTGGAATATCGACAAGGACAAAAAACTAAACTTTCGATCCGTTGAAGCCGCTCCTGCACCTTTTGCAATCACATCTTCTAACAGACCTTATAAGTCGATAGAGTTCTCTACCGTTCGCGGCAGTTTTCGAAACGTTGTGTATCTAAGGGCGGGTACAACGACTGACGAAACCGATACCATTGAAGTGCAACGTGGCGATGGTGATAAAAGAACATTCGTGGTTGGCGCAGAAATAGGCGCAACACCAACAATAGAAGTTGATACAGGCAGCGGATACAGCGCCCAAACAGTTGGCGTCAATGGTATTGGGACTGTGAGCGATTGGTACTACAACAGCGGATCACCAGTAATTACACAGGACTCGGCGGGTACTGTACTTTCATCAACGGACAAAATCAAGATTACATACAAGGCAAGATTCCCGATTATTGTGAATGCTATTTCCGACGAAAGCATCTTGCAACGCGAGGCAATAGAATCCGGTCTTGGTCAATATGTCTCTGTAGTAGATGCAACTGACGTTGATAATGCCGAAGCCGCTGAACTAAAAGCGCAGTCCATCCTGAACCAGTATTCACAGCCCCGTATTACCTGCCGCTATACAACAGATCAGGTCAATCTCGAAGCAGGGCAGACGCAATACATCAACCTTCCCGAGCATGGCATTGATGCCAACTTTTTGATCGAAAGGATCGGGGCATCTTTACGACATGACGGGCAACTATCCTTCGATGTTACCGCCGCCGCAACGCAGACCGTTGCCGGGTGGTCCTACTGGAAGCAGAAAACCCGACAAGACCGTAAGTTTGTTGTGCGGGACAATGAGGTGCTTCGTCTGTTAAACAGCGAGAAGGACAACGCAACCGCAGCCGATGCCGCAAGCGGGACCACCTACACAGGAGCCTACACAGTCAATGGCACAGACACATACATTGATGGATTCCATGTCGGATAACATACGACCACACGGACGGGTGACTGTTGAAGTCATTACCGACGAAGGCACGACCGTATACGAGCAAAATAACGTGGTCACGAATAACGGCGTGGCTCGTATTGCTGCTGTATGGGCGCAGGACTCGACAACCTTCCCGTCTCACATTGGCATCGGCACGGATGACACGGCGGCGGCTACGACAGACACGGCGCTTGGAGCAGAGGTGGACCGCAACGCCATCGTCACAGACTTCGCATCGGGCGCAGTCGCTACCTTTAAGGCGTTCTTCTCTAAGGCAGAAGCCAACGGCAACACCATCGCCGAGTTGGGTATGTTCGACGCGGCATCAGGCGGGACGATGTTCTGCCGCTCCGTCTTGGCAACGGCTATCGTCAAGGATGCCACCAAGAGCATCAACGTAACATGGACCATAACCTTCGCTGACGCATAATGGCTACCACAGTATTCCCAGAAGCAGGCGATCAGATCACCGAGGCGGCATGGACTTCGGCGAACAAGACCATTGCGGTTGCCACAGAGTATCGCGTAAGCGGCTACATCCTATCAGCAGGTACAGGTCTTAACGTAGATATATCTTCCGGTACGTGTTTCGTCAATGGCTTTGAGGTGGTGTCAGACGGTACGCAGGTAGAGGCTCTGTCAGCCAGTTCTACGAACTACGTCTACCTAAACGACGATGGCACGTTTACGGTAAACACGAGCGGGACGCAGCCTGCCGATTCGCTTTTTCTCGGCACAGCCACAACAGATGGATCAGGTGTGACAGCGGTATCACACAAGAAAAGTATCGCAAACGACTACAACGTAGGCATTATCAAAAGCGCGGACGAGTCTGTAACCTCAAGCACGACCCTGCAAAACGATGACGAACTCGTGTGGACGGCAGAGGCGGGGTCAACGTGGGATGTTGTCCTTGCCCTAAGAACAACTGACGGTGGCGGTGGAATCTCCTTCGATCTCGTAGGATTCGATTCTGGTGATCCTTACAGTTTTGCGGGACCGGGCGCAGCAGATGGATTTACCTATGCCGTGGTGGGTACGCCATACTCGTCTGCCTCTGTTGGTGATTTTCTGGTCCGGGGAATCTTGACAACGACAACTGGCGGGACCGTTGGGCTTAAATGGGCGCAAAACTCAAGTAACGCAGCGGCATCTACCGTTCAGGCGAACTCGTGGATATATGCTCGGAGGTTGCTTGGATAATGGCTACCACAGTATTTCCACAAACAGATGACACAGTAACACGCACAGCGTGGCAATCGCTCAACACGACAATCAATCGGGGCGATGACAATGGCACAGCAGATTCAGATACCTATCTACTCAAATACAACCAGATTACAACTGGAGCCGTATCGGCTAACACAGACGTAAGGCAGGGTCCAACCGTTTCGCTATCAGCCGGACAGATGTATTATGTTCGTGGGTGCTTAACCCTTGCAAAACCAGTTGCAGACACCACAGACGATAGATGCACCGCCGGAATCTATCTAGGTAGCGGAATCAAGATTTATCTGGCACACATTGTAAATCGCGCACTTGAGGCAAGTCTAATGGACTTCCTAACTATTGAGGATGAGATTTCTACAAGCGGGAATACTGGGTTGCGCTTTCAAATAAGAGGAACCAACAACGTAACATTTACAGACAAGACGGTTCTTTGGGTTGACATGATAGCGGTGTGTGAACAGGATTCATCAATGTATCTTAGTTATGCAAAAACCGCAGATGACAACAGTACGTGGTATCAGGCTGACGGGCTTTCCTTTTTAGAAGCGACACCGATTCAGGGATAAACAATGGCAACAGTACACGACTTAACAGAAAACACAGCGCCAGATGGGACTGATCGGTTGTATGTGACCGATGGGGTCAATGATGAAGGCGTCCAGATTGCCAACCTGCTCAAAGGCAGCGGTGCAGAAGTACCTGCGTCTAAGATTACAGGGACCATAGCGCATGAAAGAGGCGGGTTGGAGGCAGATGTGTCGGCATATAATGGGATCGTCAAGATAAGCGGCGGCGCAACATCAGCCGTAACCGCTCCGTCTGGTACGATTGTCGGAACGAGTGACACGCAGACGCTAACAAACAAAACGATTGACACCTCAGCAAATACGCTGACGTTTGCAGCAGAGGCAAATCTGCAAGACAATTTGCTCACTCGTCCGCTCGTCAAAGATTATGCGATGGAGGTCTACGCTCACGGCAGCATAACCACAGCCACGACGATTGATCTTGAAAACGGAAACGTCCACACGGCAACGATTGGCGGCAACCTCACGCTGACGTTCTCGAATCCTATCGCATCCGGTGACGCTACCAGTTTTGTGCTTGAGTTAACCAATGGAGGCGCATATACGCTGACATTTCCTGCTGCCGTAGACTGGGAGGGAGGAGCCGCTCCTACCTTGACCGCATCAGGCGTTGACATACTTGTGTTCTATACCCGCGATGGCGGCACTACATGGCATGGCATTGTCTCATCCTTAGACAGCAAGTAAGATGTTTACACCGGCAATGTTAGCGTTCAGAAGGGCGGCAGGCGGCGATGCCGGTCGTGGGTTGTTTGGCGGTGGGACTGATGCCGGTGTTGACCGGAATACTATTGACTACATTACTATTGCATCAACGGGTAACGCCACCGACTTCGGTGACTTAACTGCTGCGCGGTATGGATTGGGTGCTTGCTCATCATCTACGCGAGGTGTGTGGGCTGGTGGGTTAAGCGATTATCGCACGATAGACTATGTTACTATTGCATCACCGGGAAATGCGACAGATTTTGGTGATCTTAACTTTGATGGACAAGGCATGGCAGGTTGCTCGTCCTCTACACGCGGCATTTTTACGGGGTCGAACGGCAACTACATAGATTATATTACCATCGCCTCTACTGGCAACGCCACCGACTTTGGTGATTTATTATGGCCGGGAGGCACAAGTTATCTTTCTGCTTGCTCATCACCAACACGAGGCATATTTGGCGGTGGATATACTTTCATGAGTCAAAACGTTATTCAATACGTCACTATTGCATCTACTGGTAATGCCACCGACTTTGGTGATCTAACGCAAGCGAGGAATAGATTATCAAGTTGCTCGTCATCAACGCGCGGATTGTTCGGCGGTGGGGATACCACAAATGGTTCTTATAGTACTGTCAATACGATTGACTACATTACTATTGCATCGACAGGTAACGCCACAGACTTTGGTGATTTAAGCGCTTCAGTAGCAACTAATGCGGCTTGCTCGTCATCAACAAGAGGAGTATTTGGCGGTGGATATACCGGAATCGTTACAAATACTATTGACTACGTTACCATTGATTCGACGGGTAACGCCACCGACTTCGGTGACTTAACGCAAGCAAGGATATCTCCTGCGGGTTGCTCAGACGCTCATGGAGGGCTTTCGTGAATACTGACATTGCCTTGCTTAGCACATTGCCCGAGGCGGCAAACGTTATCGGCGCTATTGAGCGCATCGAGAAGAGATTGCCTGCCACCGTTGCTGCGTCCGAAGTCTTTAATAAATCCTCGTCTCAGTATAAGACCACAACGCTCGACGTTGTAGACTTGACGCAGACCGGAACGCTAAAGCACCTACTCGCATCAATTCAGAGGACAAGACACGCATTGGAGGAAGCATCAATCAAGGTGCGCCGCAAGCGAGCCAAGCGCGACAGAAAGCAGCGCCTGCTTGAAGGGGCAAAAGGTTACAAGGCAGAGGTGCTTCAGATCGACATAGACGAAATTACAATACACCTATCGAATCTGGAGGCAGCGGCGCGGGGCGCAATACGAAAACTCGCGTACCTAATCGCGCAGTATGACAGCGTTCTCGAAAGCATGGGAGTTGAGTATCTAACCGAGGAGGACTACGAAAAAGATCAGGAGAGGCATCACATAATGACTGCCTTCTCGCAAGCATTACACGCTGCTCGCGCTCGCGGCGGTGTTATCGACGAAGGCAACCTGATCTACTTGTTCAACATTGGTATTAACGGCGCGGTAGCACAAGCCGAGGTGTCATCCCTGCTGCAACAGGAGGATGCGCTATTGCGTGAAGGAAAAGCGCCCACCCACGCACACACGATGGCATGGCTTGAGGCT